GTCTTGCATACCTTTCACTGATATCTGTATACCTACCAAGTGCAGCACCACTTACACCACCAGAACCCATAGCAAACTGTTGAGCAGCCAAACCTTTAGCAGCTTCTGATCTTGCTATACCTCTGCCTACTGCAGCAGCTTGTCTAGCAGCAGGTACAGAAGCCCTAGCTGCTTCTGCTACACCTCTCTGTGCATCAACAATTGCTTGTGCTGCTGCTCGTTCCCGATCTCGCAGTTTTGCTGTTCTTTGGGCTTCAGTTTCCTGTGCCCCTGGTCCTACTCCATTTGGCATAATAAATTCCTCTCTAGGCTAAATGCTTTTTACCTATAATAAATATCCAAAATCCTCCCAAACCTACGAGTACATCAGTAGCACGATAGTTCTTGGTGGATCCATCATATCTAGGTCCGATGCCAGTACTATCATAAAATTGCCATCGTACCTCTAAAAATTGTTCTAATCCTTTTGTTGCGGCAACGGCAGAAGTAGCGCCAGAATTAATACCTTGAGCAATTACTGATCGGTCAAATGTACCACCACCTGCTCCATGATCTAAGGTAGGATCCCTACCCCAACCAGCACCTACATAAATTGGATGCCCTTGATCATAATAACCATTACCTTTTGTATCTGATTTATAGACTAGTGGGATATTGATAAGTTCATAATCAAATTTTCTACTGTAACCATCTGCACAATCTGAAAGTGTATCATGGATCCATTTAACACGATCGATCAATAACGCTTGTCTTGAAGCTTCAAGCATATCAGTATCTAACAAAGCAACTTGTTCATAGGTCAGATAGTCACCCCTTAATCCTGTACCCATACCAACACCAATCTGAACCTTAAGATCCTCTTCTTCGGGTGCTGTACCTTTTGAACCTCTATTAAAATAACTTATAGTCGTACCTGCATTGTCTGTTACTTTAGGTGAATTGAAACTGATACAACCAATAACATGATGAATTGTCATAGGATAAGCTAATGGAATAATTCTACGATCTACTTGTTTCTGTGTCATGGCATCCATATTCGTACCATCAGTAGAAGCATGGTTAGCCCAAGGCAACAAGTAAGGATCAAACTTTCCAAAGTTGGTATCAGTCTTTGCAGTTACATTATCTTGTACCCTGATATCTCCTAACTGACCACCCCAAACTGGAACACAGATAATTTCATATCCAGCATCTGTTATAACATTCTCATATGGTGAAACTTCAGATTGTGCAGAATAACCACCCTTGAGTTTATCAACAAATACTTCATCGATAGCTTCAATGTTTGTTGAAAAACCTTCAGTCTCATCTGCTTTAATTACACTAGTAGCAGCAGGTAAATCTAATCCTGTAGTGGTAACTGTTGGTTTACCATCATGCTTATCTGGAAGGTTCTGTGTCTTACCTGAGGGCACTCCACTCCCAGGATTGGTTGAACCATCATATGTATCTCTTTTGACTAGAGGGGTTTTCAGCTTAAGATTAAGATTCAAACTAACATATGCCATACCACCATACTCAGCATGGCTAGTACCATCAACATTAGCAGTATCATTTAATGCATCTGGATTGAAGCAAAGTATGTATGTCTTGTAAGGTTTTAGTTGTTCGTTTAGATCTGCAATCACTAAAGGATTGTTTCTAAAATCTCTGCTATTAAAATTAGTAGATGTTAGTGTAGTAGAAAAGATTTCTTTCTTTGGGATGAATGCATAGGGATCAATTCCAGTACTGCTTACAACACCTTCACTCTGATTGAATTTCCATTGATCCTTTTCAAGTAAACTTATTCTGATGTTATAATCATCAACCTCATCATAATTCATGAAACCAGAATACTTGCCTTTGTTTGTTGCAGGATCAACTTTGTTCGCAGTATAGTAGGCATCACCTACTGCAACATTCTCTGACCTCTGATCGAAGCTCAAACCAAATTCAAGTAAAGTATAGCTTGGTGTATGGAATATGAAAATTCAATCTGAATACTCCATTTGGAGTTTCTAGGTTTTCTGTATTGATGTTTGGTACTGTAACATCTGAACCTGCTATCCTAGTTGCAACTGGTAAGCCTAATTCATCTGCTGCATCCTCCAAAGTCTGATACATGTTCTTACGATAAAGCGTAGTACCTCTTGCTATTTTCTTTCTATCAATCTTTGCCATTATGCTATTACCTCTTCAAGTACTGTTACAACCACAGTGTAATATTGCAATGAGAATGGTACTCTAGATTTGATTGACGAATCAGACCAAGGGGAGGCAACAGCAGTAGAAAAATTGAACTGTGGAATTTCAATATCTAATCTTACTCTCGCATTTTGTTTGATGGGTACATTGAGAGAATTAGGTAAGGCTCTAATGCATAGACCTCCTAATGCATTACTACCATGCTCAGAGCCTCCTGTTGGTAGAGCAGGGTCCATATCATTAGCTGGAGAGTGTGATTCATCCGCACAATTCATAAAATAACAATCTGCCTTAAAACCTTGAAAGGCTATTTCCTTATCGTTGTACCTTCTGTTCTCTGGTTGAAATGGGTTGTCAACGCTAAGAGTACAGTTGATGTAGCTAGTTGCTAAGTTGTTACCATCAGGAGCAGCGCCGGAACTAGCATTTATAAAATCATTATCATATTTCCCTGCAGTTTTAGTAGTATGGAATATTACTGAAAGGTCAGTAACGATAACAGGGTTGGTAAAATACCAACTAGTATCCCATATCCAACAACCATCAAGCCCTGTGATATCTGCACCTGTAACTGGAGATTCAGGGGATGCAGGTAAGTAACCTTTCATCCTGTATGTGTTAAGAGCACCACCATCTCCAACAGATGGGTTTCCAGCTTGACCACTAAAGACACTACGATATTCAACATTTTGTAGTGTTGAGTTGATGTGATACAGAAAAGGAAAGCTAGTCTGACCAGTTATGTTATTGAATCGATTAGCATATGGAAAGAACCCATCTGCAGTCTCACCATGGTTTACTCCATTGGTCGGTATGAATCCCATAACATATTGGTTTTGTACCATTCTCCTTTTTAGATCACCAACACTTACATTATTGATTCGATCTTTAACATCTTCTAACGCATCATCAATCCTATCTCCATCAATGGTAGTACCATCTGAGAACTGCTGCTTGGTTACTTTTCTAATTCCACCATCAGCCATTATGTTATCTCCGATATAACTGTGACATTATAATGTCCAGATGCAGTACCATCCACATTTGTTTGATTAGTAGCATTGATACCAGCAGTCAGTTGAACATCTGTCTGAGCATTATTTGCATGACTCATCACAACAAATCCCACATTGCTTTGTGCTGAACCACCTGAAAAGATGCATCCATTAAACGATGCCTTGCCGTCCTCTAAAACATTAACCCAATTAAAATTATAGGAATCATCATCTGCCCTATCATTAGTACTCTTTCTAAAAACACAATTTGAGAATACAACCTTGGCTTCACCTCTAACTTCAACTAAGATATTATTATTGGTCCTACTACCCTCATTCATTCTAGATTCAAAGATACAATTATCAAAAACTACAATTGAGTTTCTATCACATACAACTTGATTATTGAAAACTGATTCTCCAGTTCCAATTACTCTGGTGTATTGTTTCTTAAAAACTTGACCACTATAATCTCCACTAGCCAAGAAGAAGCTATTGTAGCTTTCTTTAGTCTCTGATAGTAAATCAGATGGTGTTACAATTCGTAAGTTTCTTATGGGTGCATGATAAGATCTTTCTCTTGTTTCTAGATTTAGTTGTTGTTCAGCATTGCCATATCCATTCTCATAGATTTCTCTGTTACCAAAGCCCATTACCTGCCCCTCCTTCTTCGACCACCACTAGGAACAAAGGAAGCTTTCATTGAATCAATTAAAATCTTTTCTGCTCTATCTCTCATAAAGCCATAGACTAACCAACTAAACATTTCACCCTTTACTGAATCTGAAAATGAGATTGTATTGTAAGCTTCATTAGAAGCAAGAACTACATCATCACCTCCCCCATTAACATCAACATCATATTTGCCAGTATTATCAAATGTGACATTCTGTAAGGTACCTGCAGAATCCTTCAACCTTGTTCTAATAGATGTATTGTCTGTAATTCTAGATAGATTGGCTACATCATCCATTCCATCAAAGTCTAAAACCTGTGATGCATATTCCTTAAAGTCTGAACCTAATAGAGTGTTGAGTGGACCAATATCTCCTGCGGATACAATTGGATCATCACCTTTACCATGCGAAACCAAGCTTAGATAAAGTGTTCTAGCCTTTGCTATTACACCCTCTTTGATACCAACTTCATTTGATTTGAATGCCCAGTCTACAGACTGTGCCATGTAATCATTATCATTTCTTATGTTTAGGTGTGTTGCCTGTTGCCATGCATAGATCCTTCCTAGCTGTAATGATGTATCACCAATCTCTGTATATGCGTAATTGTCTGTATCATCCCTTCCAACGATGCCCATGGTTATAACATTCGCAAAAGTCTTATTACTTGCTAATGTACCTTCTGGACTATAGACCATTGGAAGATAACAGATTAGTTGTTTTGATCTGGCAACCATATTCATATGACCAGCACCAGTAGCTTGTGTATATTGGATCCTTATTGTATTTCCAGCCCTACTAGCAACACCTCCAGCTTTTCTTACCTTGCCAAGCATATTACCAGCATACCAAGCTCTTTCAGGAGGTAGAATCAAATCAATCTCTGTGCTAGCACCACTCTTATAAATTGGTTGCCAATGCACATTATCAAATGAAAACTGAATGTAGAATACATCAGGAGGAATATTGCCTGTATTAATATCAGCAGCATCTGGTTTATCATGACCCATGCGAACTGTTATTGGTAATAGGAATCCTGCATCTGATGCAAGTACTGCAACTCCTGCTGCACCTGAACCAACAGAAGCAGATATTGTTACTGTTGGAGGTGATGTGTATTTTGAACCAGCATTGGTTATTGTGATTGCAGTGACTGCTCCAGCAACAACTGTTACTGAACCTGTTGCAGTTACACCTCCACCACCAGGGGCAGAGAATGTTACTGTAGTTCCAGCATCAGGATAGCTAGAACCACCACTAGATAGTTTTACTGAAATGACATGCTGTCCTAGTGTCTCTCCAGTAGGGAATGTATATCCTGCTGGTAGTGAAATCCATGGCTCAATGTATGTAGCACAGTTTGCATTTGTAGGAGCAATTGTTCCAGGGCTACCTGTATTACCAGAAGACAACAAGTAGTAGTGACCATTAAGAATCCTAGTATCTTCATTCTTACAGGATCTATCAATGGCACCACCCTTTCCATACTGCGTAACAATGAAACTTCTAGATCTAGTATTTCTAGCTGCTGTTGATGGTGAGCCTGGATTAGTTCTTAATGCAACACCACCATCATATGTGAAGTCTGTTATGAGTTGTGGAGGGTTAAGTGCAGCAGAGTAAAGCTCAGTTTCACCAGCCATCAACCAAGTACTTCTCATATTTGTACGAGCATCTATAACACCTGTAGATTTAGGTGCCCTTGATTCAAAGTTCCAAACTGAAAAGCCCTCATCAACATTCCAACAGAAACTAATGTTTAGTTCTGGAAAGGTGTACAGAATGTTTCTACGAGTTGCATCCCAAGTAGCGTTTACAGAACCATGTATGCTTTTTGTTAGTGCATATACTAAACCAGTTGGTTGGTCATAATCTTGATCTGCCCATGCAGAACCATCTTCATAATAAGAAGTTAGTGGATTGGTCATGAAGTCTCTAAAGAATCCATCAACATTTTCAGATATCTTTGTAAAAGCACCACCAGTAGAATTATAAATTCCACTAACATCTACCCAGCTTACACCGCCCTCCCATCTTACAATTGAACTTGCATTGAGGCAACCAACATCACTTGATAGTTTAATTAAACTTCCTTCTGCTGGTAAACCAGACCCACCTCCAGGCTGGAACATATAAGTTTCATTCTTTGTAAAGATTAGTAACTTACCATTGAATTCTTCCATGGCAGTAATGTTATCTTCAGAACCTAGAAAGAAAGAGTTCATTGCCATGATAGAAGTGGGTCTACCTTCATCAGCTATATAAACTGTTTTCTCTGCACCGAATATTAGCCTTCTTCCTAAGTTAGTGATTGCACTAATTCTTTGTGGGAAGGTAGTACTATCTAGATAAGTGTATGCATCATGATATATTCCAGCACCATGAACGATAGGAACAATCATTGAGGTTTCCCCTAGGTTTGTACCAGCACACTGATTTGCAACCTCACTATCTAATTGCCTTCTAGATCTTGCTTCTAATAGATCTGATCTTGTATTCCTGAATATGGAAGGGAAGTATGCAAAGACACCAGCCTTCTCGTTTCCAAAATACAAGGTGTCATCAAATTCTTCAAAGAAGAAGTATTCATCTTCAAATCCATGAATGAAGTTAGAGTAATCATTAAAGACAACCGACTCATAGGTTGCTTTTCTTGACCACATTGGTATGACATCTTCTTTCCATACATTAGTTCTAGATGCAGATGTTGTGTGTTTATATAATAGTTCGTCCCACCAATCATCAGTAGTCACATCGTATATTGATACAACATATGATCTTATCCAATTTCCTAGTGATCCTATTCCCGTGGTGGCTGATACAACACCATCATATGCTACATCATCATTATTGCTTCCTGTAAAGATCTTCGCCAAGAACACAGATACTATTTGTTCATGCCCAAATTTGGTACGAATTAAATGAGAACCTAGATGCTGTTCAACCTGCCAATCTCCTGTTGGAGCATTGGTTGCAGATGCAACAACTGAATTTCTTAAAGAAGTAGTAAAGTCTAAATTTGCAATCTGACCAAAACCTTTGCGAACTTCCCACCCCTTCTTATTACGAAGCATGTTTTGAATGAAGACACCCTTAGCGGCATCTTCAAACATGGTGGGTGTGATTAATTCAACTTCGGTTTTCTTAACTGCCATTAGTTATCATCCACATACGATACAAAGTTATTCATCTCGACTACTCTACCTGCCTGTAGATACTCAGCAAATTGAGCCAACCTAACATTTAATGCACTCACTAGTACTACATTGTCTGCAGCATCTCTAATCGCATAATGCTTATAAGCCATCATTGCAATGATATCATGCCACTCCTCAAAATCATCAATGAAAGTAACAGTGACATCGAGATCTGACATAGGCACATAAAAGAATCTAAGTGTTAGGTTTGAAGCTAGATCATTTGAAAAGAATACTGTTGATCCTTGTAAAAAATAACTTGCAGCATTGTCTCCTAAGGCTTGTCTAGATTGCACACCTTGAAGGTACCAATCAATCTTTGTACTATCATTACCATCAACTGCACCTATCTTAAGAAGTCTAGACATTCCATATTGAGTACGATTACTTCCCAAGAGTCTTACTGCATTTCCTGCAGCAGATAAATCATATTCACTAACTGCCCCTGGAGTTATATCAGCAGTAATTGCGTATGCAAAGGGGTCATGTTGATTAATGAAGTTTCTAAACTCTCTATAACCAATTTTAAGATAGGTTGCGACATTGGTTGATGTAAGAAATGTTTCATCAGTTTCATCACAATACTCATTGAAGAGTGCTTTAAGTTCCGCTCCAGTCATTAACCTATGCCTCCCATTGGTGTCTTCAACATTGCTTCTGCCCTTCTAGCAGAAGTTTCCTCTGTCTGCTGTTCAGGAGTCTGACCTACTGGTGGTCTACCAGTGATCCCGGGAGGTTGCATATTTGATTGTGCACCTGTTAATCCTGTAATACTAGGAACCAAACCTTGTGGTCCTTGCTGCTCAGGTGGAAGAGTTAATCTAGGTTGTTCTAATGGATTAGGCATTTGCATCATCCGATTGATTTCCATGTAGATTGTAGAGATATGATTCTGTTCTTCCTCAGTCATCGTATAGAACTCTTCTGTTCTCATGAAGTTAGAGAATACTGATTCAAAAGAACCAAGATCATCTGATGGGAATAATTCTACACCCGCACCGGTCTTAGCTGCTTCAAGTACATCCAATGCATGTGCTGTATTGGCAATCTTCTTAAGAACATAACCTCTATTAGTCTTAAAGCTAAGTTCCTGTACAGCATCTTCTTTGGTGATAAGACCAAGTTGAAGCATCTGTATGACCTTTGCATTTCTATCATTAGCATTATCAGCAAAGATGGCTCCTGCTTCTAGATGAACTTCTGCATCTTCAACAATATTGGTACCACTTATAGCTTTGAATATCATATTGCCTTGATCATCCATCATCCTTACCATCTTTTCCTGAGTATAATATTCCTTCATTAATACCAGGACAGTCGTAGCTAAATCTCTTATAGCATTCTCAATATTCAATTGAGTCATTGCAAGTTGTGAAGTATCCTGTCCTGATAGTTGTTCGATGGCTGCAGCAGAATTAATACCTACTGCTCTTTTACCCATTGATGTTGAGTGTATTCCTGCAATATCATTCATCTCTCCTTGGAGTTGTTGAATGTTTATCATGACATATGGAGGTAAAGGAGAACCAGCAATCTGTGATGGTGCACCTCCTGCTGAATTATAGTAAATCTTTTCTCCCGGCTTTCCTTTAATAGCATTATTGGAAATACCAGCGCTCTTAGGAATCAACCACTTAGGATGACTCATAAGGTCGATATTCTCAATGACTTGATTTCGTGTTCTGTTGTAGATGTTTTGCAGGTCTAAAAGGTTTTCCACTAAACCAACACCCCATAATTTGTATGGAATGTCTGTGTATCTAATGTGTTGAACAGGCATTATTGGTTTTGAGAACTTACCCTTGGCAACATATCTTGAACCAATCATGATGGCATACCTACCATCCTTCCAATAAACATCATAAACTTCTAATCTTTCCGGAGGTCGGACATCAGTATTAGAGTAAGGAAGATCCATATTGTCAATTGTACCTAACTCTTCAATATAACTTTTATTATCAGGATATAATGATGCAGCTTGTTTCTTAGTGACTAAGCTTCTTACTGCACACCATTGACTTTCCTCATAATCCATTACCCCTGGTTCAAAGAAGATATCAAAAGGTGAAACTACCTTGGTGTGTACATTTTCATCATCTGGATCATAATAGGTGTGAAGACCAACATTGCCAGTAGAAACTAACCATGTAAGTGCTTTGTGCATTATATCATGCATCCCCTCACTAGACCAATAATATCCTAGCGCTTCTTCTGAGGATTTAGCTTTTACTATATCTTCATCTGAGGGAGATGCAGGTAATACTGCAATGTGTGGAGTTTCTAATTGAAGTTTAGAAATAACTGTACGATAAAGGTTTAGAAGAAGATTGAAGGTATACTTTGCTTTATAACTAAAACCTCTATCTGAGGTATAGGCTTTGGAGTTGCGATCCCATGTTAGATGTTGTTTGCCTTGGAGGTATAGCAAACATAAATCCCATACTCGTTTTTCAGCAGTAAGCTTATTTCTGAAAGTATCTAAATCAGATTTGATATTGGGATATTCTTCATCAGACCCTTCAACCATGAAGTTATCTGCCATGGTTACGAACCTGTCCCGAATAGACCTTTAGTAGCCATTAATGTAGCCATTTCAGGTGTGAGTGCAAGTTCTGCTGCAGCACCACCAGGGGTTCCATACAGAGATGGTTTACCACCAGTACCAGGGGCACCCATAGGTGGAACCGTTCCAGGTGTGTCAAACTTTTCTATTAATGAAGGTGCTTGTTCTGCAAGTTGTTGTGTACCTCTTACAGTCGCTCCTGCAGCTTGAGCTACCAATGCTGGATCTACTTCTTCTGCTGTTGCATATTTGATAGCAGCACCTGCACCTCCGCCAACTCCACCGATAAGCCCACCAGCACCTGCTCCTCCAGTTGGTATACCACCAACTAATGCACCGATAAGAGCACCAATTCCTGCTCCAACTGGCATACCAGCAGCACCGATAATAGAACCTTCTTTAATATCTTCCTGTTGTTCTGCTTGTTGTTTAGCAAGTTGTTGTGCTGCTTTCCTTCTAGCCATTTCGGCTTTTGGATCCTTTCTACTACTAACGAATTGTGCCATGTTAATTTTCCTCCAAACTATAAACATCACTCAGAGATCCAATCTCATTGAATGATGGTTGTAACAACTCCTTCCTCTCTTTAATATCCATCTTTTGCTTCAAGATGAATAGTGTTAGGAGTATGTTTATCTGTAATAAGATGAGTACTCCTAATCCTGCTAACATTTCACTCCACATATAAACTCCAAGTAAAGAAAGGGGAGGAGCAGCTTTTTACCACCCCTCCCCTTTACAGAGCTAAGTAACTGAAAAGGTTACTTTATTTTACTCACCAGCACCAGCACCTGAGAAGTCAATACCTGTAAGGACTCCCTGAGTACTAGGTGAAGTGCACACTAGATCAAAGTACCAACGGTAGTACCCGTCAAAAGCATCAACATTGTTGACACGACTAAGGATCGCTCCATCAAGATCCGCAAATCCTGGCGCCTCAAGTTGAGCCAACTTCCAGCCCTTCGTCTGAAGGAAGAAGACTAGACCTCTTGGACACTGACGAGCAGCCCGGAAAGGAATGTTGTTGTAACTAATGTTTAGCACACCAGCATCACCCTTAGCCAAAGCACCTCCACCAGCTAGGTTAATGTTCACTGTACCCTGACACAACTTAATGTATTCCTGTCGCATGACAGGATGGCAGAGTAGAACATCAGGCACAGCGCCTGAACGAACATCAATCTGATCAAGTACATCTTGCAACTGCTCTAGAGCCAGAGTGGCTTTCTGACCCTTGGTCTGACCAACAACCGGCGCTTCCTTAGAGGCAGTACGAACCACCGTCCTAAGACCAGCACTGGCAGCAGCACTACGAGTATTACCAAAGTGATCATTCTTACCAAGGTTGTTTAGAACACCACCAACCTCATTGTCAAGATAATCAACATTAGCGTTAGCGTCAGTGACCTCAACCCACATTGCAACACCACCTGGCACAGACTCAGAGTTTACTGCAGTTTTAAACTCAATCGTAGATCTATCTAGATTGACAGTTTCCAGCGCCTCAGGCGATCCGGGAATTTCAGCCATGGTATCTGTTCGTCTTAGCGTGACAGCTACCTCTGCGACTCGTTCAGTACGAACACTATTGCACTTGGCAATATCACCGCAGAATTCAAATTCCTTTTCTGCAGCAACACTCTTTTTCTCATGGATCAGTCCTAAAACATGCCCACCAGAGAAGAATGCCCTGTTAGCAAGGTTCTTGAGATCGTCAGCTAGACGATTCATTTCTGCATCAACATAGGATGCAAACGATCCTACACCACCGCTCTTTGCAGAAGCCATGGCTAGACCTGTAATCTGGAAACGACCAAATAGTTGTTTCGCAGTTACTGTCAACTGTAGGTAAGTCTGGCTATTTGCAACTGGTAGCGCACCAGTCTCAGTACCAAACGCAACAGATGAACCTCCATCATCAATGTCAGTATATTTGACATCCTGAGTGTCTCCACCTCCTGCAATATCAACAACAGCAGCAGATCGTGCGGAATGCACAGGAATAATAACCTGCTTTCCGTTCCAATCTAACCGCAACTTTTCGAACATATCAACTGCTAGAACCTCTGTATTTAATGTCTCCTGAATTGGACCAACATAAAAATCTTTAAGTAAGTTTTCTAGCGTACTTCTTGTAGCTTGTGCCATTTTTAAATCCTCCTGTTAAAATATGGAATTCTTTTTCAAGAAATTATGCAGAGCATCTCCAGCCTCAGTTAAATTCTTCGGCTTTGACTCTGCACCAGTAGTAAGACTCCTAGTACTTCCTTTACTCTTACCAGCTACTCTAGCAGGAGCTTCTTTAGTTTCAACTAAGTTAGCGCCCTGTCTATGAGAAGCAACGGCTTCGTCTTGGATATGAGAAACCCATTCATGATATTGACGAGCAATATGATCGATCTTTGTAGACGGATCCTGAATGACTGCTTGAAGTAAAACTTCTTGAGGTACAGTAGGATAATTCCTCTGTGCCTCAGCAATTTCGTTTCTCAAAGTACCTTGAGCCTGTTGCACTTCAAACTTGTGCAACCGTGCTTCCAATCCTGAGTAATCGGAACTTACTTCTGGTTCAGTATCTGAATCATTAGCATATTCCTTCCACCAAGGATCATTTTCCTGTACATTAGAACCTTTGTTTGGAGTTTGCAGGTCTTTATACTGCTCTTCCATTTGCTGCATTCGTGCCTTGAGAGTATCGTTCTCACTTCGCAGATCATTCCTGGCACCAACAACTGACTTGAATCTGGCATATGGAATAATATGTCCATCATCAATTGGCTCTTCTACAGGTTCAGTCTTTTCAGACTCAGGTTGAGGAGTTTCCTCCGCCACCTCTTCAGAAGGTGTAGCTTCCACTACTTCTTCTACTACTGGTTCTGTCGGGGAATCAGCTTCGACTTCTTGAGCAACACTCTTGAAAGCCTCATTTAACGACTCTTCATCTAGTAACCCCATGGCTACCTCCATATTGAAACAGGTTTAACGAGTCTGCCTCGATTTCATTTTATATATCTTTCTTTCTCAGAATATTAGTTACTTTCGCCAGCCCTTACCATGCGCTTCGTTAGTTTTAATTGCAGAGATCGTACAAGGTCTGACATTATATTCCTCTGCTAACTTCTTTACCCCACCTACACAATCATACTCAGGGGTAAAAGCTTTCCATTTGATTTCTTCAATCTGTCTAAAGGTTAGTTTGTTTCTACCACCCTGCCTTTTAGGAACTTGAGTAGCTATCTTTTCATTTAGTTTATCCCAATCTACCTTCTTCATTAGAATGATGGGATCACTTCTGATAACTTGTCTTCCAAATCAGAAGTGTCAAAATCATCAACACAATCTGCATACTTCTTTCCTGTAGCCATTTCCCATTTGATCATCTCTGCAATATCTCTAGGTCTGTGTTTCAATTCAATTGCCTGTTGATGTGCATATACTTGGTCTATCCCCATCAAAGCCAACCCTAATCCAAAGATAAGATCGTCATGCTGCCCGGGCGCAGCTTCTGCTTTGCCCTTTTCATTATAAACAAAAGAATTAATTTCGTATTTGATTCTATTGCAGATCGGCTTGAGCCACTTTTTATTTGTCCACTCCTGTAGTTTAGCTAACATCAATGGTCGAGTTGCCATGTTAGTATTATAACCTAACTTCTCTATGTACTTGTCCCCTAGCTTATCATAAGATGCCCTACGATATAAGTGAGGATACGCATGCGTTTGCAAATATTCTAATACTGCAAGACCATAAGAGTTTGATTCAACTGTGACCATTGCATCATACTTCAAAGCCAGATCTAAAACATCTTTAGAGAATTCAATCATTGGCTTCTTGACATAATGTGTTGCAACAACTTCAATTTGTCTTTCATGTGATGCATCGATGACAACTGCTGCTGAGTAGTCTCCTTCAGGATCACCTGATGCAGTATCCACTCCAACGATATAAGATCTATATTGCACAGGTTCTTGATAGATAATCAGTCCATCCTTCCCGGGTCTGACAACACTCTTATAAAGTGTGTTGAAGAAGTTTGTACCACTGGTAATGAAAGCTATCTCTGCAGTTGCAGGATACTCTTGATTAAAGATGTTGATATCACCACCACACTTTGTGTCAATGGCATATCGGACCCATCCTATTTGTTTGTTTGTAAGTTTATGTGCTCTTTGGTAATCCATCTCCCATGTCGTTTTAGTTGTGGGAGAGGTGGATGCATAACCTTTATCAAACCACCATGGTAAGAAAAACTTATTGAATCCATTCTGTTCAACCCAGAATTTATAACCTGAGTTTAGACCATTGGCTGTAGTTTCAATAATGATCTCTGCATTGTCAGTTGCAGTTTGAAAGATTGCTGAGATTGTCTTTTGTAGATCTGTGTAGTAGCACAACTCTGA